GGAATTCAGAGGGGACCTATCCCATTTATCATTTTGCGCTGGAGAATGAGGACGATGGTATGAATGATGGCGTGTATGCCAATGGATTGTTGGTGGAAACGTGTGCGATCCGAACGCTGCTTCACCGATCGAATATGACGCTACTCTAACGCAATATCATACCTTGCATACTTATATGTAATCATGTGCTGTTCAAGTATATTGCACAGCACATCATTCATAAGAGCATCTACAAGATGTTGGCATCCGAATCGTATGTAAGAAAACGCATATTGTCAATGTGCAGCCCGGTAGAGTCGCCAGATTGACCCTACACGGTGAGTGATATTTATGCTCCATTCAAAAACAAAAGGAAGTATCAGAGAAATGGCAACGGAGGCTCCAAAGAAGAACGCCACCGTTCTCAATCAGATTAAACGAATCGCCTCTCAAGGGGATGTTCAAAGTTCTTCTGCCTGGTGGAAGCCCAAAGCGGGTGAGTCCTCTTGGATGGGAAGCATGTTCGGAAAGAAAAATACGAATGCGCCCTCGTCTAGTGCAACAGGTGCCACAGCCTCTGCCGCAGGCACAGCAGGTGTCTTTGGGAGAATCTTTTCAACCAGCGGATCAACAAGCGGATCAACAAGTGGATCAACAAGCGGATCAACAAGTGGATCAACAACCTCTAACGGCTCCAATGGATTTCAGATCTCTCATATGATCGCCTACGTCTTTGCCATCCTCTGTGTCTTATTCATTATCATTCTGTTCGTCCATTTCTTTATCACGCCCATTTTTCGTCTTCGTCCTGGAACTCCGGGTCTCATTCCCGTTCCAGGGTTTGATGATGGAATTCTCTACTGGTCCTCTTCCTCTGCCCTCCTTCCGAATGCCACTCTACCCATTCGCAGCCAATCCTATGGATATTCGTTCCATGTCGATATTTTTATTGAGAACCCGCTTGCCCTCTCTAAAACACCCCGTCTCTTATTCCATCGCGGAGGAGTCCTAAAAGAGACACCCTCAGGAGAAACCCTCCTCGGTATTCTACAGCGCTATAATGTGGCAGTGGCCTTGACGCCTGATACAAATGATTTACTCGTGTCCGTGTTGAATAAAAATCACGGAATGGAAACCAGTATCCTTACCAACGTTCCCGTCCAAACCCCTTTTCGGCTAAGCACTGTGATCATGGAGCAGGGAATGGAAGTCTATCTAAATGGACAACTCGTGAAGACGCGGCGATTTGCGGCGGCACCCTTGGACATCACAGGCGACATTGTTCCGACGCCAGGTCTCGCCACTTTACGCCAATTGAAACTATGGGGGCGCATCCTCAGTTACTCTGAAATACGAGAGGCGACCCCCCCTCTCTCTACGGCAAAAGACTTCAACCTTGGACCCATTCCCTCTTCCACGTCATGTGGAGACGCAAGTTTCCCTCCTCTCTCCGATATGGTTAAGAAGATGCCCTCTATGGGCTCGTTATCCTCTTCGTTTTCTAAGGCAACTGCCACTGCATCGGCCGCAGCATCGTCTGCCTCCGCAACAGCATCCAACGCAATGGCAAAAGTAGGAATCTCTTTGTAGGAATCCCTTCAGAGAAGTAGATAGGATGGAGATTCTTCCCCTTTTGTTACAAGCAGCCGTCCTTGCCTGTATCATTTATGTGATCTACTTGATCATGTATCGCCCATCAGGACCACAAGATGTGGTGCCCTCTATGACCTCTTTGAATAAGAAGACAGATGTGATGCTACCCGATATCACACAAAAAACCATCTTGGGCTCCAGCGGGTCCTCCGTCATGGGATTCTTTCATCTAAAAGGTGGTGATCGCACGGCACATCACGGACAACGATATGTTCCTCTGATCCAAGTGGAAAACAATTGGTTCCTGGAGTTCATGGGAGGATCTCGTGAAAAGAATCAACGCGCCGCTCGTCTTCGTGTAAAAACGACGAAAGGTTCTGTAAAAGAGGAGATCATTGACCTCCCTCCGATCCCCATGCAGAAGTGGGTGTTCATCGCGATTCTTCGCGAGGGCCGTCGGTTTGATGTGATCTATGGTGACCAAATTGTTGCCTCCCAGCGTCTAGAGAATTATCCTGTCATCATCAGCAGCCCATTGTCCGTGGGACATAAAGGGTTAGGAGGCTCCGTTATTCATGTGATTGTGGAGGGAACCCGCATGACCCCCGCGGATGTGGAGAAGATTCACTTGTCCTATGTGGATAGCAATCATAATATACTGGAAACCAATTCAATTGACATGAGTCTACCCTTTCCGAAGCTATCGGCACAATGTCCCCCCGGTTTACCGTGTCGCGGCCTTACCTCTCCCCCACAGAATGGAATGAAACAATGGAGCACACCTTATGCCTAAAGGTATGCAAGAAGATTATCCTCGGCTCTGACAGATCATGAACGCAAATACCCGTGAACCAGCACCGCTTCACTACATGATTCCCTATTTGCTTGTTTTTGTAAGTCTCCTCGGAATGTATTATCTGTATCAGTATGTGTTTGGTCCGCGCATGGGAACTCCCTCTTCTCTTATTTCTTCTACCCGATCCGCCACGGTTGACCCTAGTCAGCCGATCACTGTCCGCGCGGATCAACTTCCACGACTGTTCGAAGGAGGAGAATTCACGGTTTCCACATGGATCTATGTGTCCAATTGGTCCTACCGATCAGGATTGATGAAATCCATTTTGCGTATAGGCGGTCCGCAATTTGACACGTTTCGGATTTATCTGGGAGGACGAACCCCCAAACTTCACATCCGATTTCATACACACGATCAAGGAACGCCACATGCCCACCGTGTGGAGGATGATCTCTCCAAGGGCTCTCTTCGATCCCTCTTCACCACTCTTTCCATGGATGATTCTGACAGTGGAACAGAGGCTCCTCTATGTGATCTACCTGAGATCGATCTCCAGCGATGGGTTCATCTGACGGTGTCCGTGAATGCCAAGACAGTGGACGTCTATACGGACGGAAAGTTGGCCCGCTCCTGTGTTCTCCCCTCGCAATACAAAGTGGACGCCAGCGGATATTCTGCGAGCCTCTTGGACTACGGTGGGTTTGGTGGACAAATTTCTACGACGACGATGTATGATACCGCACTGAATCCCGAGTCGGTCCACAAACTCTATATGGCGGGCCCTGAACCCATTACATCCTTTGGAGGGTGGCTGGGATCTATCTTTGCACCAGGACTCTCTCTTTCCGTGAGTGTCTCGTAACTCGCCAAACCCTCCACACGGTCTCTATAAAATAAATCATACAAACTAGTAAAAGGGATGAGTAACGCTGCCCGTTCCAACAACGCAAGCAGCCCTAATCGGGCAGAACAGGCGAGTAATGGAGCATTGTCCATGATCACAGGGGTGGTTCAATCGGATGTGATCGCACAGGCTCTTTATGCTGTCGTTTTAGTGGGATGTATCTATCTTTCATTTGTCTTTGTGGAAATGCTATTTAACTATATGAATCGTCTCTATGCGAATCGAACAGAACTCATTCCCAATACCTCTCCCACCGATGTGCGAACCAAAATCATTGGTCAGAATCCAAATGTGCCAGGTTCCAAATCGATCTCGCTATCGTCGAATGAGCGAAGTGGAATTGAATTTAGTTATTCCTTCTTTCTGAATGTGAACCCCTCCTCCTTTCGCCAAGAGAAGGGTCTGCTTCATGTGTTCCACAAGGGATATAGTTCTCAGTTTCCCCTCTTGGCGCCCGGCGTCTATTTGCGATCGGATACGAATACCCTTCGTGTCTACATGAATACCTACCGCACTTGGAACAATTACGTGGAAGTGGATAACTTTCCGATCTCCAAATGGGTTCATGTGGTCATCAGTTGTAATGAGAATGCATTGGACATCTTTATTAACGGCAACCTGTCTAAACGATACTCGTTTGATGGATTTACTCCCTATCAGAATGATCAGGATATCATCTGCTTCAGTCAGCGTCAATTGAAATTGGACCGCTCCCAGGTTCCCTCGGTAGATGAGCACGGCTTTCATGTGTATGGCGCGATGAAGGGCTATCTCAGCCGTCTGACGTATTTTAATTATGCACTGTCCTATTCGGAAATTCAACAACTTCTTTCAGAGGGCCCCTCGTCCTCTATGGATTCCGATGTGATGGATTCATCGGCTGCGCCTTATTTGGATGATACGTGGTGGATCAAATAGGTGGGGACGGAACGTCTCCACTGAGGATACTAAAGGATGTAGATACATACTAGTAAAACCAATGCCAGGTGGCGGATTGTTTTCTCTCGTCGCCTACGGAGCACAAAATGTCCTTCTGAGCGGTAATCCCGATTTCACCTATTTCTATAAAACCTACAAGAAATATGCGCATTTTGCGGAGGAATCTGTTACTTTCGCCATGGACGGCCCCCAGGATCTCCTCTATGATCAGCCCGTCCAGGTTCGCTTTAAGATCCAGCGCATCGCCGATCTCGTCCGTGACATCTATTTTGTCTTTGAACTGCCCGATATTTATTCCAAGTTCGTCAACCTACCCACCGCATCAGGCCGACAGGTCCAATACAACTTTGCATGGACGCGGTATATCGGCTGTCATATCATTCAGAACATGGCTTTTTTCATCGGTGGTCAAAAAATCCAGGAATGCGGTGGCGAGTATTTGATTGCTAAGGCGCAGTGTGATATGGATTCACGCACGTATCAGAAATGGCAAACGCTCATTGGAGATGTTCCCGAACTCTATGATCCTGCCAATGGACTCTATAATGGTGGCTCTACGGGATCGGGTTATCCCACGGTGTATAATAACAACGGTCCTACAGGGTCTACTACCACCCCACCAAATGTAAACCGCCCCTCCATTGCAGGCCGACGCATGTCAGTCCCCCTCCCCTTCTGGTTCGCAGAATCTACCTTTGAGGCCCTTCCACTCGTGGCACTCCAGTATCACGAGTGTGAAATTCAGATTACCCTGCGCCCTATTCGCGAACTCTATCGCATCCTTGACCGAAACGGTGTTCAAGTAGCGCCAGGATACGAGTTTCATCCGTCCCCGATCCCCTCACAGCCTGACAATGTCTATTATACCTCCGTGTCCGACATTAGCGATGTGGCCATTAATCAATTTCTGACGGATATTGGAACTCCCGCCCCTCTTCTCCAATCATGGTCCTTTCAGCCGCGCATTCAGATGACCTATGTCTATGTCACGGATGAAGAGCGTCTCCAGTTTTCCTCCGAGTCTCTTTCTTACCTGGTTCGCCAAGTGACAACCTATCAGTTTGACTCGATTATCTCACGGCAATTGGTAGAATTGGATACGCACAACCCTATTGAGCGCATTATCATTCTTCCACGACGTTCTGATACGATCGCCTATCGGAATGAGATTTGGAATCTGACGAACTGGGTCAACCCTGAGAAGCCTCCCTATCTCCCTCCTGGAGGATGGCCGTCCAATGTGACCTATACTGATTCTTCAGGCACGGTCGTTCTTAATGGCCAGCGATCCATTGTTCGCTCTCTATCCATTTTAGGAGACGGAAACCCTCTTCAAGAGGAGAAACCGATCACTTATTATACGGAGGTCGTTCCGTGGAAATATTTGAAAGGCCGTCCCGACTCAGAAATGATCGTGTATCCCTTTGGACTCACCTCACCGACGCCTCAACCCGATGGCAGCATCAATAGTAGCCGTATTAAACTATTTCAAGTGGACTTAAATGTGTATCCTCTCCCTGCGAATAGTCTCTATCAGTATAATATTACGATGTATGTGGAGAGTTTGAATTGGGTGACGATCACTTCTGGAATGGGGGGTCTCAAGTATGCGCTTTAAATCATGTGTGAGGCGTGACCACAGCAGATTCATTAAAATCCGTTGTGGACATAGAATGTCAAAGGAGACAGAAAAAGAGTCCATGTTCCAGTCTTTCCAGAAGACGGTCTCTTCTCATATGACAAATGCAAAGGCATATGTCACACAGAAGATCCCTTTTTTTTCAAACACTAAAGCCAAAGAAAAAGACAAGGCATCTACGGACTCTTTTGCGGATCCTCCCCCACCTGAGACTAAAAACTACACGGTGCTCGCTACCACCCTCACGGATGTTGTGGCGCAACTACAGGCCCTGCCAAGCGATTCGAAAGGGCTCCGTGATGTGCTGACGAAGGTGGTGGCCATTCTTCAGGACTTGAAAGGCACATTGCTTCAAGGAGATCCAAGCATACGAGATAAGTCTCATGCTAGTGCGATTACGGATGTGATTCAAAATCTGGAGAAGTTGTCAAAAGAGTCCGCAACGACAGTGAATACTTCCAATGTTACCACGGTCATTGCCATTGCGACAACGACCCTCAATACGGTGGCAAGCACGATGACGCAAGTAAGTGCTTCTGGTATTTTTAATAAAATCATTGAAATCATACAGCAATTGTTCTATCCCCTCCTGATTCTGTATCTTGCCTCTCTTGTCTCCAATGAAATGATCGTGTATCCCGCGCCGATTCGGTTTCTCTTTTTCCTCTTTGTGCTGACCCTTTGTTCTGCTTTCTCTCCAGCAACGGTGATCTTAGTCTTTTATTATCTTGTGAAAGCGGGATACAGTTACTATCGGAATCATCTAGAAGAGCGTGATGGGGACACGACGGAAATCCGTATTTACCCGCGAATCTTTGCACTCCTACCGATCACGACGACACCTGGGGAGTCTCTACTAGGGCGTTTCTTCAAATATCCTTTTCATTATCCCAAAACGGAGAAGGACCGAAAGGAATTGGAGCGAACCGATGGGAAGGGCGAGAAGAGTATCATGGATGAATACATGGAGGTGTTACAAGAGTCTTTTCCGTATGGGGAAACAGTGAAAGGGTCAGAACCTTTTGCAGAACGATATGAGAGGATAGAAAAGAATATGAAGCGTATTCATCAAGCACCTGCTGTT